CAACGTTCTTACAATGGCTTATATATTTAAAGTTATTAATTCAGGTTTGGCTATTCCTGATTTATTTTAGAAAAAAATGTTAGAGAAACTATTTCAACACCATAAACAACTAATCGAATACGCAAAAATATTTGATAAGTCTTACTGCGAAGATATAGTTTCAGAAGTATATTTAAAATTACATCAATATTCAAGCGAAGAAAAATGCTTTACAAATGGTAAACTAAACAAAGGTTATTTATTTATCGTTATTCGTTCTGTATATTTGTCCCAATTTTACAATAAATTTGGTACAGAAGAATTAATAGACACGCCAATAGAAGATGATTTTGATGAAAATTATGAAATAGAATGGTATAAGTTCAGAACCAAATGCGAAGCCGAAGTAAATAGTTGGGATATGTACGATAAAAAGTTATTCACAATTTATAGAGATAATGACATCAGTATGCGTAAATTAGCAAAAGAAACTGGCATAAGTTTTGTGAGTATATTTCATTCGCTAAAAGCACATAAGAAAAAATTAAGAGAGTTGTTTCAAGAAGATTATAATAATTTAAAATAAAAAATATATGGCAAAAGGAAGAAAGCCAAAAGGACTTGGCGACACAATAGAACAAATCACAACTGCAACAGGTATAAAAGCAGTCGTAGATAAAATTTCAGAAGTAACAGGAATTGATTGCGGATGCGAAGAACGTAAAGACGCACTTAACAAACTTTGGAGTTACAGACAACCAAATTGCATTTCAGAAGATAATGTTACTTGGTTAACTGACTTTTTACCAAACAAACCTGAACAACTTACAATTAAAGCACAGGAACGTTTAAAGATTATTTACAAAGAAGTGTTTAGCATTGATTTTAAAACAACTTCTTGCGGTTCTTGTTGGCGTGATATGATAAGAGAAATTGAACGTGTTTACGAGGTGCAGACAAATGAACAATAATATTGATAAAAATAGGTTTAAAGAAAACTCTATTAAAGTATTAGAAGATTTTATAACTTATATTAAGTCAGGTAAATTAGATAACGAAGATTTAAGCGAAACGCAAGTTAACTTTACTGATTTAAATAATGATAGAATTGTGTTAAAATTAGAATATAGCACTAAAGAAATGAGAGAAACTGAATAAACAAAAAAAAATCAAATGGCAGAAAGAGGAGGTAAAAGAGAAGGAGCAGGGCGTAAACCTGTTGCTGATGAAAAGAAAGTGACAGAACTTATAACAAAAGCTATCAAAGGTTATCATAATGTTGAAACAGATGAAGAAGCAAAGATTAAATTTATTGAAACTCTTTACGAACATACAAGAGGGCAAATATTTTTAGCTGAACATTTATTTGGCAAACCAAAAGAAACAATTGAAACAACTCACAATTTAAACGATTTCAATATAAAAGATATATTTAAAATTGGAAATAAATCTGAATGAAAAATATAATCTATTAGGAAGTGATAGTAGATACTTTGTAATTACAGGGGGTAGGGGTTCAGGGAAATCTTACTCCCTTAATTCGTTTTTATTACTTCTTACTTATGAAGTCGGACACGTTATTTTGTTTACACGTTATACATTAACTTCTGCTCACGTTTCTATTATTCCTGAATTTATTGATAAGATTGAAACGGCTGATTTAAACAACGATTTTTATATTACCAAAGACGAAATAATAAATAAGATTACGGGTTCTAAAATCTTATTTAAAGGTATTAAAACAAGTAGCGGAACGCAAACCGCAAACTTAAAATCATTAGCAGGTGTTACTACTTGGGTTTTAGATGAGGCCGAAGAACTAACCGATGAAGATACTTTTGATAAAATAGACTTTTCAATACGTGCTAAAGGAATACAAAATAGAGTAATTCTTGTACTTAACCCTGCAACAAAAGAGCATTTTATTTATAAACGTTTCTTTGAATCTAAAGGCGTAAAAGAGGGAAGTAATATAATTAAAAAAGATACTACTTACATTCACACTACTTATTTAGATAACTACGAAAACCTTTCTGAATCTTTTATACTTCAAATAGAAGATATGAAAGCAAGACGACCGCAAAAATATAACCATCAAATTTTAGGCGGTTGGTTAGAAAAAGCCGAAGGTGTAGTATTTACAAATTGGAGTTTTGGAAAATTCAATCCTAATGATTTACCAACTTCATTTGGTTTAGACTTTGGTTTTAGCATTGACCCTGATACACTTATTGAAGTAGCAATAGACAAAGACCATAAAAAGATTTACGTTAAAGAACATTTATATCAGAATGGTTTACGAATGGAGCAACTCGCAGTTATATGTTCAAACGTAGCAACAAATAAACTTATTATAGCTGATTCCGCAGAAGATAGATTGATAGTTGATTTAAGGCACAAAGGTTTAAATATTGAACCGATTAAAAAAGGAACTATTGAAAGCGGTGTAACTATGATGTTAGACTTTGATATTATAGTTGATGAAAGCAGTAGTAACATAGCAAAGGAGTTTAATAACTACGCTTATTTGAATAAAGGTAGTAAATTATATATTGATTCATTTAATCACGCTATTGATGCAATAAGATACAATGTAACGTATCATTTAGACAATCCAAACAAAGGTAATTACTATGTCTACTAATCAACCTACATACGGGCAAATGATAGCAGTAGTTGAAATATATCTACTTAAAAAAACAGGTAGAGAAATTAAAATAAACTTGCCAAGAAACGTGGGCGAAATTAAAAAATTAATTCAAGCATACCAACAAGCAACAGGGCAATCTTAACGGATTGCTTTTACTTTATACAAAAAACCTAAAACCTTGTTTTTAAATAAAAGAATATGAAAATAAATATTACGATACCTGAAACACTAAACGAAATTACTCTTTATCAATATCAAAGATTTGAGAAGTTAATTTCAAATAATGAACCGAGTGATTTTGTCAATCAAAAAACAATTGAAATATTTTGTAACATAGAATTAAAAGATGTTGCAAGAATTAGAATAGCAGAAGTAAGCGAAATTTTAACGCACTTAAATAATTTATTAAAGCAAAAACCAAAACTAATTAACACGTTTAAATTAGGAGTTTACGAGTTTGGATTCATACCGAAGTTAGAAGATATTACTTCTGGGGAGTATATTGATTTGGAAAGTTATTTAAGCGACACGCAAACATTACACAAAGCTATGGCGGTGCTTTATAGACCGATTAAAAACAAAACAAAGTCTTTGTACACTATTGAAGAATATAACAAAGATTCGCAAGATATGGCAGAAGTTTTAAAGTATATGCCTTTAGATGTTGCGCTTGGTTCGATGCTTTTTTTTTGGACTTTGCTCAACGATTGCGTGAACGGTTTAGCGGATTATATACAGAACGAAGTGGAACAATCGGAACAAGCGAAGAACATTTTGGAAAAAAATGGGGTTGGTATCAATCACTCTATGCAGCAGCTCAAGGCGATGTACTCAAATTTGATGCCGTTACAAGAATTCCCATCACACAATTAATGATGTGGTTAAGTTTTGAAAAAGAAAAAACAGAAATAGAAATAAAAAATATTAAAAGAAATGGTATATAGTTTAATAAATAAAATTAAAGAAGCGTTACTTGATGAACCTTTTGTAAATACAGTTACAGAGGGTGACATTTTTGAAGTAGATTTGGCTAAACGTACTCTTTTCCCTTTATCACATATTATGATTAATTCAGCAACTCATCAGGGGAACGTAATACAATTTAATGTTACTATTCTTTTAATGGATTTACTTAATCAAAAAGACGAAAGTAATAAAGTTGATGTTTGGAATACGCAATTAGCTTTAGGAGTTCGAGTAATGGATAGGTTAAATCGTGGGGATTTAAGAAATGATTTTTGGGAGTTAACAGGTTCACCAAATTTTGAACCATTTACCGAAAGAGTTGAAAATGATTTAGCAGGTTGGGCTTTGACATTTGATGTATTAGTTCGTAATGATATGACTATATGTTAGATAATAAAAATACAAAGGAATATTTAAACGCATTTGCTAAATATATTATTCAGCAAAGTAGGAGCAATTTAACTAAAGGCGGTAAAAATAGTACTAAAGATTTATACAATAGTTTAGATAAAGAAATTGAAGTAGGTGCAAATAGTTTTCGTTTAGCTTTTTTAATGGAAGATTACGGAAAATTTATTGATAAAGGGGTGCAAGGTTCAAATCCAAGTGGCATAAAAAATGGCGTTCAAAAAGCACCTAATTCTGAATATAAATTTAAAAGTAAATCTATACCAACAAAGGTTTTAGATAAATGGGTAATTAAAAAAGGAATAGCACCAAGAAATAAATCAGGAAAGTTTTTAAGTCGTCAAGGAATAAAATTTGCAATAGCTAAAAGTATTGCATTACAAGGTATAAAACCAAGTTTATTTTTTACTAAACCATTTGAGAAAGCGTTTGAACGTTTACCTGATGAATTAGTTGAGGCATACGGATTAGATGTTGAACAATTTTTACAATATACAATTAATAAGAAATGAAAAAAATATTTATTAGAAGTCCGTATTTTATCGAGGTTAACGAGGTCGGTCAAACTTCTGCAAAGATAGAGGTATTTTTGTGGAACAAGGGAACGACTGAACCTACAACTCCAAACTATACTTTTACTAAACAAATACCAAGTCCTACGCAAACAAAGTTATCGTGGAATATTTCTAATTTAGCACAAGGTTTTATTAAGCCTATTGCACCCGTTAGCGTTTCAGTACCTACTGAAGAAAATGTAAATACTTGGTGTTATATGCGTGTTATAAGCTATTCAGATAATGTTGAAATACTTGATGAGGTTTATGTTTGTTTAAACGGATATACTAATTATTTAGAAGGCTATAATCAAAGTACAACTGATACTTTTTTACCTCTTTTCAATACTTCTATTAAAAACTACGTTAAAGATTTTGATACAAATTATGTAAGTTTCTTTTTAGAAGAAGAAACCTATTCTACTTCTTATGGTGATGTAGTTGTGAGTGATGCAGGTATTTGGAAATTTCCAATATTACAAGCTACTGAAAATGTAGAAACAAATTTCTTTTATGCAGAAGAACTTTGCGAGCCTATTTATACGCCTGTAATTTGCACGTTTATTAATCGTTTTGGCGGTTGGCAGTATCTTACTTTTTTTAAAGCTAATAGTCAAGGCATAGACGTAAAATCTAAAGACTACAACCTATTACCAAATTCAATCGATTTCAATCCATTACAAGGCATAAAACAGCGTTTTAATTTTCAAGGTACGCAAAAAATAAAATGCAATACAGGGTGGGTTGATGAGAATTACAGCGAGTTAATTCAAGATTTAATGTTAAGCGAGATTGTATTATTAGATAACAAACCAGCAATAGTTAAAAGTCAAAGTTTTGATATTAAAACGCATTTAAAAGATAGAAATATTAACTACGAGGTTGAATTTGAATATAATTACGGACTAATAAACGACGTGATATAATGGTAGCTTTATATATTTACATAGATGAAATAGCGAAAAGAATTGAGTTATTTGACGATGAAAAGATAAGCGTTACTTCATCTGTACAAGATATTGCCGATGTATCAAAAGCAAAGACTGATTTTACTCAAAGTTTTACTATTCCTGCAAGTACAACTAATAACGAAATATTTAAACATTGGTACGAAAGTAGTATTGATGGTGGATTTGACCATAGGGTAAAATACAACGGATATATTGAAATAGATACACGTACTTTTAGAGATGGTGCATTTGCGTTAAACGATGTCAAGTACAAAAACGGAATGTTAGACGCTTATAGTATTGTATTCTATGGCAAAGCTAAAAACATAAAAGATATTCTAAAAGAGGATAAACTTGCTAATTTAGATTTTAGTGCTTTAAATCACACGTTTACAAGTGCGGAAGTAATTAGCAGAATTACAAGTCCGACATTAGGAGTAGCTTATCCTTTATTTGCGAATGATAGGATTTACGATTATAATACAGGTGGTGCAAATGATATTACAACTAACACTGGTTCTATTTATTGGAATACTTTATTTCCAGCAATACCTTTGTCTGAAATATTATCGAGAATAGCAACAAAATACGATTTAAATTTTACGGGTGCATTTTTAGATTATCCACAATTTACAAAGTTATGGATGTTGTTTAAAAACGCTGAAAGTTTTAGCCAAAAGTTAACACCTTTACAAGTAAATTTCACAAGTAAGACAGGTGGGACTGATACAGAAATTAATTTAACTACTAATGAAATAGGTACACAATTTACAAGCGGTTTTAATAATAATAGAAGGGTAAAATTACAAATTACAACTGCAAGCACTCAACCATATGATATATTAATTTATAAAAATGGTGCGTTACACGGAACGTATGCAGGTGTAATCGGTAATAGTAATGATACTTTTATAAGTCACGCTATTACAAGTCAAAACGTAAACGATAAATATACAATAGCTATTCAAGGACAAGCAGGTATGTCTTTCACAAGTACGTTAACTTATTATAGAGGTTTCTCAAGCGGCACTGTTTTTACAGCAAGTGGTACAAGTCAAACTATTGGAAGTACTATCGACATAGGCAGTTATGCTCCTGATTTGAAATTGATTGATTTAATTACAGGTTTAATCAAAATGTTTAATCTTGTAATTATTCCGCAAGATGAAACAACTTACGAGTTAATTCCTTTAGAGTTATATTACAACGATGGGCGTTACAATGATATTTCAGCAAATGTAATAACTGATGAAATTGATTTAAAGAAAACTTCGATGTATAAAAATATAAATTTCAAATATCAAACTTCGGAAAATATATTAAATACTAAATTCAATAATTTATTTTTATCAACTCGTAATTTTGCTTATGGGGATTTAGCTTATGAACAAATTGATAGTTTAGAAAGTTCAACTTTTAGCGTAGAGTTACCTTTTGAAAATGCAATGTATGAACGTAAAACTAATAGTAACTTTCAAACGCTAACTTTTAAAAAGATTGATTTAAGTAATTACTTACCGAAACCTTTATTGATGTATGATAATGGAGTTCAGACAGTAACTCCTAATATTAGAATTAATTTAACAACAGGCGGTCATCAGCATATTGTTCAGTACAGAAGATTCTCTAACGATTATAGTAACGGAACTATTTTAACTTTAAATTGGGGTGAAGAAATATCTACATGGTTTTTGTCGAATGTAGTAAACGGACTTTATAAAAGACATTATGAAAACTATTTAGGTAATATCTTCAACATTAAAAGTAGATTAGTTATCGTGAAATGCTATTTTAATCCTGTTCAGTTGATTGATATTAAGTTAAATGATAGAATTATCATAAGAGATAAGAAGTACACTATAAACAAGCTAACGACTGATTTAACAAGTGGTGAAACTACATTAGAATTGTTAACCGATTATCGTAGTGGCGAAGTACCAATTGGAAATAGATTTGCTTTTGAACCATTTTATGAAGTTGATAATACAGAGCAAACTATTGAGGTTTTATTATTGCGAAATGTAAGTCCAGTTATATCGTTACAAGCGTCGCTTTATGGGTGGATTGATTACATACCTACGGACTATTATAACGACACAACAATCAGAGTAGATATATCACAAAACACAACGGGTTCACAACGTATAGGATATATTACAGGAAAATGGGAAAACGAATTAGGAACAATTATAGACATCGAAATACCAATTATACAAAATGCTTAAACTAATAATCGAAACGCTTGAATTCCAAAAGTTGGGAACAAGTGAAGCGGTAGACATCGCAAAAGGAAAATATAAAATACCAAGTAACCTACAAGAATTTAAAAACCAAGTAAAATGGCAATTACAAAAACGATAGAAATTGATGTTAACACGCTCCAAGCAGTAGGCGGTTTAGATAATTTAGATAAGGCACTAAAGAAAGTTGATAATTCAGTTAAAAGCGTTGATGCGTCTTTTGAGGAAGTTTACGGTGATTTAAAACCTTTAACTGCTCGAATGGGTGAAGCAGAGGACAGGCTTTACGAATTAGCTTTAGCAGGTCAGTCAGCAAGTCAGGAGTATAAAGATTTACTTGCGTCTGTTGGTAATTATAGACGAGTGCAAATGCAAACCGATATGGTTGTCGATGCAGCTGCAACTACATTTGACACAAAATTAGGCGGTGCGTT